GTATCTGCGGCAGCACGAGTTGCGGCTTCTGCAACAACTGCGGCAGCATTTGTTTGATCACCAGTGATACGAGCAGATTCTTCAGCATCAATAGCAGTATCAAGTGCATTGTCACCGGCAATACGTGCGGCTTCTTCAGCGGCAATTGCGGCAGCATTGGCAGCGGCCAAGTTGTTGATAGCTGTTTGTAAATTAGAATCGGCAGCATCATATGCGGCAATGATTTCTGTCAAGGAATCAAGAGCAGCTGGATCAACGTTGCTTAGAACATTGTCAATACGAATACCCAATGCAACGTCACCTGCAATACGTGCTGTTTCTTCAGCAGTAACGGCAGCGGCACGAGCAGTAGCTTCGGCAGCAATAGCGGCTGTCAATACGCCTTCGGCAGCAGTTGCACGAGTTACTTCAGCAGACAAGTTAGTTGTCAATACGCCTTCGGCAGCAGTAGCACGAGTTACTTCGGATGCCAAGTCAGCTGTCAATACGCCTTCGGCAGCAGTTGCACGAGTTACTTCAGCAGAAATTGCGGCAGCGTTTGTTTGGTCACCAGAAGTACGGGCTGTAACTTCAGTAGCCAAGTTTGCTGTTAACAATGTTTCAGCGGCACGAGCTGTAACAGCTTCGGCAGCAATGTCAGATGCTAAGCCAGCTTCAGCGGCCAATGCACGAGTTTCTTCGGCAGCAATATCTGTTGCTAAACCAGCTTCAGCGGCTGTAGCACGAGTTACTTCAGCAGCCAAGTCGGTTGTTAATGTTGTTTCAGCACCAGTGGCACGAACAACTTCAGCGGCCAAGTCAGCTGTCAATACGCCTTCGGCAGCAGTTGCACGAGCAACTTCAGAAGACAAGTTAGCTGTCAATGTAGCTTCAGCGGCACGAGCGGCCAATGCTTCTGCATCAACTGCATCTTGTACTGCTTGGACAGCGGCAGCGTTAGCAGAGATTGCACGACCAGCTGTAAAATACTGGTTAGAACCTTCAGCAATGTGTGAAGTTGTTAAAACAACTACACCAGTTTGACCGTTAACGCTTTCAACTGCGGCAACAGAACTGATAATACCAGTTGCTGAATCATAGCTGATGTTGTTACCACCGCTGATAGCGGCGCGAGCGCGACTTGTTAAGAAGTACTGGTTAGTACCACCTTCAACAATTTTGTCTGTTGTTGGTGTAACAAATGTAAACTCACCAGACTGTGAACCATAGCTCAAAATTTGGTTGTCATCGCTGTTNAAACTGATAGCACCACGAGCCAATGCATCTGTAAAGTATTTGTTTGTTTGGCCTTCTAAAATACCATCACTGTTTGGGTGATTGTAAGTGAATTGACCAGTTGCATTGCTGTAAGACAATACTGATGTGTTGTTGCTTGACAAACCAATGTCACGACGAACAGACTCTGTATGGTAATATTCATTTAATACACCTTCTGGAACATCGTCTGTGCTGTAAATCATTTGTTCGTTGATCTTAGAATCAACATAACCTTTTGTAGAAGCATGGAAGTCGCTTGATGGATCAGCATGCAATGTCAAGAAACCAGACATTGTATCGCCGTCTTTGGCAACCTTACCTGCTAATGCAGTAGTTAATGTAGCCGCAAAATTGGCATCATCGCCAATGGCAGCTGACAACTCGGCCAACGTATCTAATACGGCTGGTGCTGAGTTAATTAAATCGCTAACAGCTCCGCTTACGAAACTAGTAGAAGCGATTTGTGTTGTCGAAGTACCCTTGGCGGCTGTAACCGCTGTTGGTGTACCACGTAGGTCGACGGAGTTGATAATCGAACTCGATCTTGCTTTGATAATAGGCATTTATTTTTCCTCTTTGAAAACTTCTAGTGAAGTTTTTTGTTTGTTGACTGTTTTAAGTATGGTGTCAAACCAACATGAGAAGATGCTTTTAAATTACTAGTAACCAGTAGTTTTTCGTTATGTCAACGATACCGTTACCAGCCGTTACTTTGATTTCATATCGACTAGGACTACTGTTTTGAGGAGCAGTTCCTACGATAGTTGTTCCGCTTACTGTTAACCAGCTAATTGCAGATTCACCTGCATTAGCAGGCTGTATTGTTATACTTGTAGCGTTATTTACACCTAAAGTAAAATTTATGGTGTCACCACCAGAAAAACTTCCAATATAGGAATTGGAGTTTGTCCAATAAGGCTTGGACTGGCCGAAGTTGATTAAGTTTGTAAAGACAAACTCGTTGCCACTGGTATCTATCAGTGTTAGATCCTGCGGATATGACCATAACGGTCCAACCACGCGAGTTGTTTCTACCATCAACTGCATTGTGTTTGTGGTTGGGTAATCAATTCTAGTTATTGCTTGTCCACCTACTCTGGCACCTGTACCAAATGTGATATCAGTTGCTTCAATAGTGATTGTTGTATACTGAGCAATAGAGCTGTAACTTACGGCTGTTATTGTTGGTCTAGGACGATCATTTGTTACCGTACTACGTAATGTTCTAACTTCAATTAAATCACCAGACTCTGGAATTTCATCAAAGGCCAATGTTGTTCCATTGATGACTGTGTAGCTGTAATTTGGTTGTTGTACAATACCATTAATCGAAACAACTAAATTGTTTGGTCCTGCAACACTCTCTAATAGTTCAAACGATGAAGTACTACCATCGCCGTAATAATTTTTAGTCAATAGACTCAGCTGATGAGTCTTGTTTTTAAATTGTCCCGATGCGCCATCAAATGATAACACTTGCCCGTTAGTTGGGGCATTGATAGTTGTATCAGTTAAACTGTCTAATGACAGATTGCTAATTACGTCAGCAAAATTTGCATTAGTGTTTTGTTGATTCTGTACAATCTCAGTAAGTGAGTCAATAGCCGCAGGATCAACGTTGCTTCTAATATAATCAATTTGTTCTTGTAAGTCTTGGTCTTGTGCATTAACATAACTCAATGCTGCCAAGGTTTCCCAATCATTACCACTGTAGTATTCAGGCTTATCGGAAGTTTGATCAAAGCGAACATGACCGGCCAATGGTGAAACTGGTCGGTCTGTGTCCTCGCCTGCTGGCAAAGCCAATGCACCCGTAGCATCAATGGTCAGCACATTGGATGCTGGCTTAATTGATTCTGTTGTGTGATTGGTCTTAATTGCCATTAGCTTTTACCTGCGATCTTTTCTTGTGATCTACCATAGGCTGCAAGTCCTAACACAGCACCCATTGCAATGTGGTACAAACCAGCACCTTGCAATGTTAACGGGCTCCATTGACTTGTAACTTGGCCACCTTGTAATGCTTGTAATACTGACCACAATACAGGGAAGATAACAAAATCTGTTGCACATGTAATCATGTAAATGAACGCCATCATTGGGCGCCATTTACTGTTAATAAAGTTTCCAAACTTGTCGTCTGTTTGTAGGGTATTTGTTGCGCCTTGTACAGCCACTTGTGCGGCTGCATCTGCAACAGCTTTAGTCTTTGCGGCTTCATCTGCACTGCTCCAACCACCAGCAGCCACACGAGCATCAACATTCATTTGAACTTGTGGGCTTAGTGCATTAAATGCACCGCTGTCGTCATAATTTTCTAATTTTGGCATAGTTGCTACGTCTCCTAATGTATTATTTACCTTAGGATCACTTTTTTGGCTTTAGAAACTCTTGAACTTTAGAGGCCATTGTAGACATAAAGTCTGTACCTGGTTCAGCTTTGCCCCATTTGCCTGCTGGACATTCTTCATCGGCAATTGTTACTTTTAAATTGACCAAACAACCGCACTGTGTACATTGCTTTGTAGCACGCCTATAGAACTCACATTTTTGACAATGGCCAGCACGTTCAAGCCTGACTTCTATATTTGTAAACATACCCATACTTAGTCAATGGAAAAGGGCAGTTGCCTGCCCTTTTCATAGTTGAACTCAACTAATCTGTTAGATTAGATGAAGCTCAAGTTGCCAGCGTCAATAGCGATTGTGTTAACGTAGTCGGCAGCGTTACCTAAAGAAGATGCGCTGTTTGACAACTCAACATAACCATAACGTGTCATGAAGCTAACTGTTGGTTCGAATGTGTTTGGATCTAAAACAACACCAGAGCTCATCAATGGAATGTATGGGCAGTAGAATGCTGGAGCGTCCATTTCGTTAGCACCTTTGTAACCGATTAGGATCGGAGCCGCATCGCCTGCGTAGTGGTTAACGTAAACACGAACTGAACTGTTCAATGTACCAACGAACTTAGTGTTTGTTGGAGCTTCGAATGTACCTTCTGTTGTACGAGCAAATGCGCTTGTAGTAGCAGATTGTAGAATTGTCAATGCTGTTGGAGAAACTACGATGTAGTTACCAGCACCACGACGTGTACGGCTAGCGATGTCGTTAGCGGCACGGTTTACTAATACTGCTAAGGCAGCGTGTTGGTCACCAACGAAGTTGGCTTGACCAGAAACTGCTTGTTGGTCGTATGTACCATAAGCAGTACCAGCTAAGTTGATCAAGGAACCGATAACTTCTTGGTCGATTTCAGCTGTGATTTCTTGTGCTAATGCAGCCATGATTTCTGCTTCAACGTCAACACCGTGGATGGCTTGTGCGTCTTGAGCAGCTTCAAATGTCCAACGTGCAGACAACTTACGGCTCTTAGCTTCAACAGTCTCTTTCAAGATCTGAATGTTCATCTTCTTACCGCCAACACCTTCCATGCTAGCTGTAGAAGCACCCTTACCACCAGCACCAGAGTACTGAGTAGCAATGCTGAATGGGCTTAGAGCTTCATCACCGGCTGTAACAGCCTTACCAATGTTACCAGATGCATTATCGGCAGCGTCAGCACTTTCAGCGTAACGTACACGTAATGTGTGGATCTGGCTAACTGGACCTTGCATTGGCTGAACACCAACTAATTCGTTAGCGATAGTTGTTGGCATAACGCGACGAATAACAGGTAAAATAACCTTGTTTAAAACTGCAATGTTACCAGAAGCTGTGCCGCCGGCTGTTGCTGTTTCTGTCAAATACTTCTTTGTATTTTCCAAGCAGACTTCCATAGTAGTCTTGCGTTGACCTTGTAGGCCTTCTGTTAAGGCTTGCTTTGTGGCAGACCAGTTTTTGCTTTCAAATAGAGCTTGTGACATTTGTATGTCTCCTAATTAAATCTTAATACCAGCGAGTTTACGAAGTTGTTGAATAGTTTCATCAGCTTCGGCTGGGGCGGCTTCAACGGCTTGCGCTGTCTTATCGCCTGTAACCACAGTCTTCTGTGATTGCTGTCCTTCAACAAGTTGTTTCTTCTCACGACGAACTTCCTCGTTTAAAACAGATGGCAGGTACTTCTGGAATTGGTCTTTTAGTTTAGCAGTATCTGTGCTTTCTAGTAACTCTTCCATGATTGCTCGTTTGTCTTTAGACAATGGTGAGCATAGGTCCTGCATTACGCGAACTCGCTGTGCTTGATCTTCCGCAATGCGCTGACGACGAAGCGACTCGCTAATTTGTTGTTCTTTTTGTGTTAGTGTTTGTTGAGCTTCTGATAGTTGTGTGTTCATATCTGCTAGCTTACGATTCAATTCGCTAACGGCTGTNCCGTCTGCAAACTTACTTGCCATAAACTCCGCGGCGAAGGCTTCCATAATCTTACGACCAAAGTTATTTTCTTTAGCTGTACGGATGTCTTCTTTTAATTGTGTTACTTCTTTCTTGAAAGATTCAGCAACCATTGTATTGATTTTCTCGCTGGCTTTCTTGATGAAAGTGCTACGAGCTTCAGCAATAGCTTTACGACCTTCAGCAACTAGTTTAACGCGAGCGTCAACTAATTGTTTGTGGTCTTCGTGCAATTCGCTTAGTTCAGAAGTTAGTTTACGTAAAGCAAACTCTTCTAATTGACCAACTGCATCTTTTTGTGACTGGCGATCAGACTTTAGTTCTGCTACTTCTTTTGCCAATGTTTCCATTACAAATTTTTGTAGTAATTTTGCGTCTTCGCTGATCTTGGCAGCATACTTTACACGTTGAGCTGTTGCTTCTTCACGTAAAGTTTTTAATTCGGCAGCACCTGCAGAGATTGTATCTTGCATTAGCTTGTCCATTGCTTCAATTAGCTGGCTTTTATCGTGTTCATAACGACCAGCAAATTCTTCGCGTAACTCAGCTGTAACTGATTCACGGCTTTCGGATAAGTGTTTTTCCCAAGCGGCGTTGATGTTCTCACGCACCTCTTCGGATAAAACTACTGAACCCAACATTTCTGTAAATTGTGTCATGTTTTTTCCTCAGACTTATTTCAGATTCTGAATGAATCTACGCATCTCAGCTTCGAGATGCTTTTGTGCGGACCTATCGTAGGTCGCCGCGTAGGCCACGTCCATCAGAGCGGCACGTCTACGACTGCCCATTACTCGTTCATAAATTGCTGTTGGGTAAGCATCAGGTGCGCTTGGTTGTGCAACAACGTCAACTGTAACGATTTCAAAGTCAGAAACTTTGCCGCTTTCAGTTACGTTGCCGGATCCACGGCTACTAACGCCTAACTTAACACCACTTTCAAGTAATGTTTTAATAATGTTTCCCATTGGGGTTGGGATAAGTTTTAACTTACCATAACCGTTTTCGCCTTCCATCCACATGTCAGTAATCATGTGACTTACTCGGTCAATGTTTACTTGCAAATCATCTGGGTGATCGGCTTCGCCTAATACTGAGAAACCTTTTTCTAGTCGAGACTTAATGCTCTCTACTGCACGGCTAATTTCGTTCACAGGGTAAACACGACCGTTATGGTTTTGTTGTGCCCCTTGAATAAAAATTCCCTTCATGTAGAGATCTTTACCGCCACTGGCTGACTCTTTTGACTCAAGCACCAAATTGGCTTGATCAAAACTTAAATGTTCGCGTAGTGGCTGTATACTCATGATGGTTTAAGCCTTAGTTGAAACTTTGCTGAGGGCTGGCTTAGTTGTACCACCCATGTCTTGCGCTTTTGGAGCGGCTGCTGGTGTTGTACCACTTGGTGTACCACTTGCGTTGCTAGCACCAATTTTAACTGCTGGACGAGCACCCATTGGGTTCTTTCCTGCAACTGGGCTACGTTTTTCGTCAGCTTTATCACTGTTGTCTGGCTTAGAAACTGCTGTTAACTCTGCTGATTCTTCAATGCTTTCAGGCATTTCTTCTTCGGCTTCTACGTCAACCATTTCTTCTTCTGCGCCCATGTCGTCGCTGGCGCCAGAAACCATTTCTTCAAATTCTGCTTTTAATTTTGCTAATGCAGACTCAACGTCCATCATAGCATCTGCAACGTCGCCGGCATCAGCATCAACTGCTTCTGCGCCTTCTTCGTCGCCTAAACCAGCTTCTAAATCAGCTGTGGCTTCTTCTTCGCCGCCGTCCATTTCTGGAGCAACTTCGTCGTCGCCTTCTTCTGTTAAATCGGCGTCAACTTCGTCAATTGCACCGCTTAAATCTGTCGTGTCTTCGTCTTCGAAGGCAATGTCATCAGCCATAATGTCTTCATAGACTTTACGACCAATACCTACATAGTAGTCATGTAACAATGCACTAGCTTGATCTTCTTCTTTATTCAAAAGATGAGCTAACGCCTGTTCTAAGATTGATTTACTCATTTATTTCTCCTTGCGCTAAGGGGAAGGCGTATTATTAGAATACACCGTACCAATAACTACTTACTATTGGCGTAAAATAATGGCGCTGAAATGGCGGAAAAATAGATGTTTTTCCGCCATTATTGTCAAAAAAATGTAACTTAGTATTAGACTGGAGCTGGTCTAGCGTACATTTTTTTGACTAAGTCTAGTCTTTGAGATTCTTCGTATTTGCGTAGATCGCGTAGCTTTCTTAAACGATTTACGTGCTCAAGCGTTAAACGCTTGCGGCGCACATCGCTATAAAAAGCAACATCAGGATCGATTTCTGCTTCGATCTCATCTTCGATTTCTAATAGGTCGTTAAATCTCATACTCTTACTTAGTTAAAAGTGAAATTTACGCTGCCGGTGGCGTTGGAGGGGGTACTGCTCCTTCTGCCCCACCTTCGGCACCTGGTTCTGCTGTGCCTCCACCTTCGGCTTCTAGATCTTCCATGCCGGCACCTAAATCTAAGTCGCCTTCGGTTGGACCTTTGAGACCAGTTGATCCAAAGCCTGCGGCTTCTTCCCCGCTTGCGGCTGCGGCATCTTGACCTTCATTTTCTTCACGCCACATGCGTTCGTTTTCTAAGATCTCATCCTCAGACAAGCCTAAGAATTTCTTCAACTTAAATCTATGGCTTAGATAAGGAATCTCAGAAAGCTGTGTAAACACTGCTGAACGTGCATTGTTAACTTCAATTTCACGATAGTCTGAGAAGTTTTGTGGTTCTAGGAAGTCAATGTCAAACTCAGAACTGTCAATGTTAATGCCACGTTTCTTCATAAAGACTTTGAACTCTTTATCTAGCATAGGTGCAATTAACCCTTGCAGTCTACGGCAATAACGATTGAAACGGAACTCTTGAATCAGTGCTGTGCCCATGCGACCATCATTGAAAACGGCTGCGCTGTCATCTGGACCAGTTGGCAAGTAGCTACTTGGAATACGTAGGCCACGAAGCATTTTGTTTGTAAAATACTTNAAGTCGTCAATTTCACCNAGGCCAGTACCGCCTGGTAGTGTTTCAACTTTGGAACCACGACCGTCTGCTGTTTGAGCAAANAAGAAGTCTTCCATGATGCTTAATGGATTATAGCTAGCATCAACTGCATTTGCTCCGCCATTACGAGTTGGAATACGTCTTTGGTGAATTTCGTTTTTAACACGTTCAACGAATGCCATGGCCTGGTGTGCCGGCAAGTTGCCTGTGTCGATATAGAATACTCTGCGTTCTGGCGCACGTTGTACGCGATAGATAATAACAGCATCTTCAAGCATTTCTTTTTGCTTGTATACTTTAAACACGCTGTCAAGAATACTTGGACCAAATGGCCACGAACTGTCTAAACCTTCGTTCAAGCTGATATGAATAATATCGTTGGCATCAATTGCAACTTCACCGCCTTGTTGTCCGGGCTTGGCATAGTTGCTTGACTGTGAAAATGGTCCAGCGGCATTTGTTACTGCGGCGCCTGGCAATGTTTGTACGTTATCAATTGGTTGAGTTGCAATCTTAGATGATAAGTTAGGGTGAAGATTTGCAATAATGTACTGCTCAACTGCACGGCCTTCAGCTTCGTTGATAACAGCACGTTTGACATCTGCTGGGTTTACCCAGTATAGTTCAAATGTTTCTGGATCACGCAAGAAGAAATGGTCTCCGTACTTGATTGCTGAACGGAATGTTCTAAAAATACGTTGATCAATCTTGTTGATAGCACACCATTTTTTAAGTGCTTCATTGACAACTTTACTTTCGCTTTCAGTTGGATCTTCTTTCCACATAATGCGAAATGGCAAATTGGTATCTACATCAGCTTGAGTACAAAATTCTGCGATGGTATCTAGTGCGGCATTGACTTCACTGTCAATGTCCATTTGATCGTATTGAACGTAACGATCTGTACGGTTTGGTTGCCCGGTATAAACTTCTTGTAACCAAGAAGCAAATTTTGCAGATGTAGCTGATGCTCCGCCGCGTTGGCCTGCAGAAGTTTTTTCAACTTCTGGATCCCAAATTTTAAAGTGTTTTCTCCAACCGCTCATAGTGTATTACTTACCTTAATTTTTTACGATAGTCTAACCGGACTTTCATATCCGACCTGCTTAGTATTGCCTCGAATTGCTGATAGATCGTTCTCAATGCTTGATAGATATGACATAAGCTGACTGATTACTTCTGGTGTAACTGCAGAATTACCATTTAGCACGTTTGATAATGTGTTGCCTTGTTGTGGCGTGCCAGCTATGCCTTCAGTTGATATTTGTGGTATCGACAATCCATCTAAACTTGGGATATCAATGTCGCTCATTTCAACNAGTACATTTTTGAATTTTTCCAGGGCATCTAAATCTAATGCTTTTAGATTTTCATTGATCAAACCAATACCTGTTCCAAAATTCATCATTCCTTGGCCAACCATGCTGATTTTATCAGCCACTGGTACCAATGCTAAAATACGATCAATTGGACTCTTGGCGCCAAATAAACTCATTAACCCTGTTACAATGCTACCTGCTGTGGCTATTGCCATGCCTGCGGCAAATACCACTGCACCTGCGCCAATGGCAGCAAGGCCTGCACCTACTGCAATCAAGTTTACACCGTCTATATCACCAATCTTTTTCAATGCTTCGGCAAATACATCTGCGGCTTGAGCAGCCACCCAAGCTCCTGCACCAAATACCGCAAGTGCGCCACCTAACAAAGCAATAGCTAGAGAACCGGCTGCAATAACAGGCAAGAAGCCGCCCATGACACCCGCGGCAACTGCAAATACGCCTAAGGCAACTGCACCTTTGGCAATACCTTCCCAGTTTAAATCATTGAATGTTTGGAAACCTTTACCAGCTACCCACATTGCGGCGCCCAAGGCAGTGATAGCTAGTGCGCCCATTAATATGCTACCTGTCATTTTTCCTAGTAGTTGTGCCCCTACTCCAAGTATTGCAAGGGCACCAGCACCTTTGATTAAGCTGTCCCAATTTACATCATTGAACATCTTAAATCCAATGGCTGATATTGCCAAGGATGCTCCAAGGATTGCTATGGCTGCGGCGCCTTTTAGAATGCCTGTTGTTGCTTCGCCTACTAGTCTAGCCATACCAATTAAACCACCCAAGGCAATTGTGCCTTTGACTAAACTTGACCAGTTAACATCATTGAATGTTTTTAATCCCACAGCAGTCAAGGCCAAGGCAGAACCCAATAGTGCAAGTGTTGCGGCACCTTTGACAGTTTTATCTTCGCCTAACTTGCCTAACATGTCGCCAAAGCCTTCCATGCCTTTGCCTGCGGCTCCACTCAGCTTGTCCATCATTGCACTACCAGCACTAGGCTTTACGGGACCTACTAGGTCTGGCTTTTTACCAAACATGCCGCCAATTTTGCCTAAGCCACCGCTTAACATTTCGCCAACTTTACCTAGACCACCTGACATTAATCCACCAGCGCCACCAAATACAGCTATTGCACCTAAGCTACCAACTAATGTAGCGATGCCAGCAGTGAGTCCTAAAATAACATTTCTCAAACTCTCAAGCGCCGCAGTCAAGCTATTCATTGCCTTGATATTATCTGTTTCTGAAGTTCGCGGTGCTTCTTTGTTGTCATCTTTGCCGCCTTGTTTTGATCTATTAACAAAGTCAAACAGTTTTCCAAGCGGGGCGGCCAGTTCAGCATTGTTAACAGCAAGTGCATCACCTTCGGCTGCAAGTGCTTCTAGTCTAGGTTCCAATCTTTTCATGTTGGCAGCAAATGCCGCAGNNTCTTTACCGCCATTGGTACCTTGNGATGCTTCAAAAAGTTCGTCTA